TCGCCGTGCTTCTTGGCAGATTCGAGCCAGAGTTCCATTGCCTCCTGGATATTGCGCGCGGCCTCTTCGTAGCTCTCGCCGTGCGAAACGCAGCCCGCGAGCGCCGGCACCTCGGCCACGTAGGCCTCGTCATCGTCGCTCCAGTAGATTTTCGTGAGGTATTTCATGTGAGTAGGTTTCTGATTTGTCGCACGTACACCGGCTTAATGTCCTTTCCATGAGCGGGGAGCACCATCTTTCGGCCATCCGCGTGCCGATAGACTTGGTGGCTTCCCTTGCCGCCATCGCGGACAAATCCGGCCTTCTCCAAAACATAGACGGCTTCGGCGAATGTAACATTCTTGTCCGACTGGCCGCCGAGGATTTTGGCGAGGGCCTTTTCTGCTTTGCTCATCTTGGCTGAAAGCATGCACGAAATTTCGTGCAGAGGCAAGAAGATTTGCACGAAATTTCGTGCAACAACAGAGATTTATTTCCTGAGCTACTGATTTCCACATTGTTTCCGCGCTTCCCTATTCCGGAAATCCGCGCACAAGACCCTCCGCCCGCGCCGCGCCTACTTTCGGCGCGTGCTTGGCACTGATTCGACATCCGGGAAGGCCCTCGGCGGTCTCGACCATCTCCGGCAGAGCATCCGCGACATCCTCACGACTCCACTTGGGAGTCGTGTGATGCGTCGTGACTACGGTTCCCAGCTCTTCGAGTTGGTCGATGCGCCGACGAATCGGGAAACCATCATCGACATCATCGCGGCCACCGCCGGCGCGCTCATCAAGTGGGAGCCTCGCATCACCGTGCAAAAGGTCTCGGTCAATGCCATTGAGGCGGGCAAGGTCACTCTCACGCTCTACGGCATCTATACGCCCACCGGGCAGCAAATCGCCCTCGACGGGCTCGTGGTATGAGCGCCTACACGCCCATCGACCTTTCCACGCTGCCCTCACCGCAGGTCATCGAGTCGCTCGACTACGAAACCATCCTCGGGCAGATGCTCGACGACTTGCGCTCTCGCGATCCGGCCTTCACGGCCACGGTCGAAAGCGATCCGGCCTACAAGATTCTCGAAGTTGCCGCTTTCCGGGAATTACTCATCCGGCAGAGGGTCAACGACGCGTGCAATGCCGTTATGTTGGCTTTCGCTCAGGGCGCTGACCTGGAGCAACTCGGCGCGCTCTTCGGAGTCTCTCGGAACCTCATCACCCCAGCGAATCCGCTCGCGTTCCCTCCGGTCGCCGCCGTCTTCGAGACGGACGCCAGCCTTCGAAAGCGCATCCAGCTTTCCCTTGAGGGCTTCTCTACAGCCGGACCGCGCGGAGCCTACGTCTTCCATGCTCTCAGCATTCCCCAGGTCAAAGACGTCTCTGTCCTCGGCCCGGATGACGACGAGACCATTCAACCGGGACAGGTGAAGGTCTATATCGTCGGCATACAGCCCGGCGCGGTGTCTTCTGACCTTATTACCGCCGTGCAGGCCAAGCTCAGTTCCGACGACGTGCGCCCGCTCACCGATCAGGTGGAGGTCAGCGGTGCAGCTATCGTTTCCTATGACATCACGGCACAGATTTACACCTTCGCCGGACCTGATCCCGCCGTTGTCATGGCGAGCATCAATGCCGCCGCCGTCGCCCTTGCCGAGGCCAGTCGCGTGCCGGGCCGGGACCTTCCGCTGTCCGCCATTTACGCCGCCCTCCATCAACCCGGCGTCGAGCGCGTCGTTCTCACTGCGCCCACCGCGGACCTCATTATTTCCCCGTCGCAGGTGGCGCAAATCGGGACCATCACAATCACGTATGCGGGAGTTGGCGAATGAGCACGGACCTCCTTCCCATCAACGCCACGCCCCAGGAGCGCGGCATGTCGAATTCCGTCGCGCGCATCAGCGACATTCCCGTTCCCATCGCGGAGACATGGTCTCCGTACACATGCCCGACGGGCATCCTGCCATATCTGGCGTGGGCGCTTTCCGTCGATGATTGGGACCCGGCCTGGCTGGAGAATCAGAAACGCGAGGCCATCGCCCAAAGCGTCGAGACGCATCGCCGCAAGGGCACCATCGGAGCACTAAAGCGAGCCCTCCAGCATCTCAACTACGAGGTCGCCATCGATGAAGACACCGGGCAGGCATACACGTTCAGACTTGAGGTGAACGTCACCGGCTCCGCCGCAATCGATTGGACCTTCGCCGATGTCCAGCGGGCTGCATTCGCCGCAAAGAACGTCCGAAGCTTTCTCGCAGCCATTCGTGGCTTCATTCGCTCATCCGCCGGCGAGCTGGTCATGGCATCCGTCATGGCCAACGGCGAGACCACCCAGATTCAACCCGCATAAATGGCTTACTCCTCGATCATCACCACCCTGGGAGCCGCGAAGCTCGCCACCGCCATGGCCACGGGCAGCGCGTTCACGTTCTCGACGATGAAAGTCGGCGACGGTGGCGGCAACGACGTCGCCGACCCGATAGACCCCGCCACGACCGATCTCGTGCGCGAGGTCTATGCGTCGGGCATCAACACCATCGAGCGCGATCCATCGAATCCCGGCAATTTCATCATCGAAATGATCGTCCCGCAGGATGTTGGCGGCTGGACGGTGCGCGAGGTCGGAGTGTACGACAACGCTGGCGACCTCGTCGTTTACGCCTCGTTCCCGGCTTCCTACAAGCCACTCCCAAGCGAGGGTACCGCGCGCGAGATGATTATTCGCGTCGTCGTCGCCGTGGCCAATGCAGAGAGTATCTCACTCACCGTCAATCCGACGCTCGTCGTCGCGACGCGGGATTGGGTGATTCAAAACTTCTCCGTCGCCACGCTCATTCCCGGCGGCACCACGCACCAGATCCTAGCCAAGAAGTCGAACACCGACGGCGATTATCAATGGGTTGATCCCGACACCGCCACGGCCATTGTGGCCGTCATCGAGGAGAACCAAACCCTTGCCGCCGCGCAAACCGTCGTCCTGCTCACAACGGCTACCACCGAGAACGCCGCCGTCTATATCAACGGCATTCGCCTTCGCAAGGACCAGTGGACCGCCACCGATGCTTCGACGGTCACGCTCGGAACGGCTGCCACGGGTGGCGAGAAGATCACGATCGTCCAGAACGATCCCACCGCCAGCGCCGACTTTCTCCGCGTAGAACGTAACCTCGGCGAAATCGCCTCCAATGGCGCGGGAGCGCAGTTGGCCGCCCGGCAAAACCTCGGCATCACCGAGGCTTCGTCGCTTCTCCAGCAAGTCCTCGGCCTGCTCTATCCCGTCGGCGAGATCATCATTTCCCGCCGCACGGGCGCGCCGAATACATGGACAGGAGCATGGACCGGCTTCGGAACATGGACGCCTCACGGAGCCGGGCGCACGCTCGTCTCTCTCGACTCGACCGATACCGACTTCGATACCATCGATAAAGTCGGCGGCGAGAAGGCACACAAGTTACTTGCCTCGGAACTGCCATCCCACACTCACTCGACGCCTACAGTTTACGCCAGCGTCACCCAGAGCGGCACTCATTCGCACACCGTCAATCCTCCGGCAGTGAACACCGGAAGTGCCGGAAGCCACAACCACGCTTACGGACACAACGACGGCCAAAGCCATACGTCCATTGTCTCGGGTGGGGGTGCTGACTGGCGCGATGGCCCGGCAGGGGGGGCAAGAGAGTTCACCGATGCCGCCGGTGCGCACACGCACACTATCAACATTCCTGCCTTCGACTCTGCGCAGGGCGGCAATCACACCCACACCGTCACCGTTCCGGCTATGACGACCTCCGGTGTCGGCGCGGACCTCCCGCACAACAACATGCCTCCGTACACAGTGGTCAACATCTGGAGGCGCACCGCGTAACGCCATGGGATCACTCAGTATCATTCTCGGCACTCCGCTGCTCGACGATCTTCGCTACTTACAGACGGCGAATCTCCTCTCAGAAATTGCGGCGGCTGGCGGGTACGCCCAGGCCGCCGCCCGCGCCATGCTTGGACTGCCGGTCATCGCTCTTAGATTCGATCCGATCACCCAGCGCCCGCAACTTCCACTTCCAGATGGCACATGGCGCGCAATCTGGATCGATACAACTATCGGCGTAAATCGCCTCGCCATCGACGATGCTGCTACGGACGAAGGCAGCATACTTCCAACCGCGCTCGCCCACCTCTGCTTTGACTCAGACGGATGGCCGCAGCTCGCCAACTTCGATGGCAGTGCATGGTATCCACTTGCAGTCATCGGAGCGGAGGGCGCGCTGGAGCTGGAAATCAGCGATCCCGACGCCAAAGGCAATACGGATATGGGAGCGAAGCTCCGCGTCAAATCTCTCACAGGAGAGGTGCAAATGGCGCACAAGACGGCAGGAACCTTCCACACCATAACCTTGGCTCTCACAGGCCCAGGGCCATCGCCTGTCCTCAGTATCGGCCCAGGAGAAATCTAAACCATCGCCAATTTTAACCAAACTATGCGCCGCATACTCTTTCTCGTCGCCTATCTTTCCGCACAGGCTTTACACGCTGCAACCTATAGCGTCCCCATGGATTCCTCCGGGAATCTCAAGGCTTCACTCGTTGTTCCAACGGGTGTCTCAGTCGCTCCGAGTGGCTCTGGTTCGATCTCGGCAACATCCGTTCCATGGAGTGGAATCACAAGCAAGCCGACGACGTTCGATGCGGCGGGGTTTACCGGAGGAACACTCACGGGGAATGCCACGCTCAACAATACGGAACTCCGGTTTGCGAATCCGACACTGCCGTCCGGCCAGCGCAACTGGAAGATCTACCCGGAGAACTACGGCTCAACCGGACTACTCTCGTTCTATGCGTCGCCGGACGATTTTGCGAACACGGTGAATCCGATTTTCGTGATTGGTCGCGACTCAGCGATTTACGGCAATGAGGGATATGGCACCCAAAATGGCGTGCACTTTCGCGGCGGCACGGATGGCCAGGCATTGACCTTCACGTCATACGGCGTGGAATTTGGCTTGTTCCAGGATGCCAGTCCTTTTGACGCGACGACTGGCTATAGCTTTGGTCCGAGTGATACCTCCGACTTTTTTATCGGTCCAAAGGGCGAGCCGATGATTGGCTTGATGCACACGTACACCTCGTACATTGAGCTGTATAATGACCTCTACTGCCACGCGAGTGGCACGTTCGATAGCTGGCTGACTGTGGGAGGGTCGTTTCAATGCGATGCGGGAGGTATCACCACGGATGGCACCGGGGCACTTACTGTCGTCGACCTCACAGCAAACGCAGCGATGTTTAATGCCTTCATCGAAGTCAATGGAACCGCCTCGGTAAGTGGGGCTTTATATCTCGGATCATCCACGCTCGCAGCCGATGCGGGCGGAAATGTGACCATCTCTCCCGGCACGATCAGTATCCCAGTCGGCACCGCAGCGGGGACGGTGACCCTCAGCAGCGGGGCAGGAACGATCACCTCCTCACGGATCACCACCACCTCGGTCATTCATCTTAGTCTGAAGACGAATTCCGGCACTCCGGGAACATTCGAGCCTCGTGTGGATGTCCACGCGGGCTCCGCCACAGTGACTGGCGCGGCGGGGGATAACTCTACCTACAACTGGGTGCTCATTCTCACTCACTAATTCCCACATGAAAACCAAACTCATCCTCATCGCCATGGCGGCATGCGCCGTCATCGTATCCACCGTCCCGCGTGCGCACGCACAGACGCCCACGCCGAGTCCGACGCCTACGGCTATGGTGCCGCTCACGCTTGCCGGCTCGCCCTCCGCTCCAGTGCTGGTGCGCACCACACCCGTCCTGCTCACGTCGGACCAAGCGACCGCGCTCCTCGGCGCGATTCTCGCCACGCAGGTCTCCGGGCAGCCAGTCATTGGTTTGCCCAGTGGCATCACCGCCCAGGAGCTGCCAAGCATGGTCAATAATATCACGCTCCAGCGCGTGCTCGTAGGAGCGCATGCCGGGCAATTTGTTTTGAGCGCCGCGCTCGCGATCCCGACGCCAACGCCCGCTCCATAGTCTTAGCCATGCGCTCGATTCTCGCTCTACTCGCGACGGCCTTCGTCGCCCATGCTGCCCCACGACCGCCGCTCGCACCAGTCGGGACGTTTGTGCATCCGGTCTCGTCGGCGCTCGTCGCGACTGTGGCTATGCTGCGCGATCCCGCTCCTGGGCATATCGCGACCTTGCGGACCGAGCCTCACTACCTCACACCCGTGAGCCAGTACCTCGATGGCGTGGGGATGCCCGATTGCGTTGGTTGCGGATGGGCGGACATCATGCGCACCCAGCCGCCGCAGGTACACGCCGAGATCGACGAGACCTGGGCGCTCACTCTTTGGCGCTGGGCGCGGGATCATGGATATGACCCGTCCGCGCGAGGAAATGAGCAATCAGGATCTGACCCACTTGTGGCCTCGCGCTGGCTGCGAGGCCATGGCTACCTCACTGCCGCGCCGCGCCGCATCAGTACCGAGCATGAGGCGCGGATTGCCGTCGCAGAATGCCCTCCTCATGTCATTCATGACGGACGGAGGACCGACAGATTCGCATGGACTGCTACGTCCTGGACCTCTCGCAGATCGACCGCACCCAGGTGGCGCTCGCCGGCGGCAAGGGCGCCCACCTGGGTGAGCTCTGGCGCATCGACGGCGTCGACGTGCCGGCCGGGTTCTGCGTCACGACCGACGCGTTCCGGCGCGTCATGGCCGACCTTCCGTCGATCGACGCCCTCGAGCACACCGCCATCCCGGAAGACCTGGCGGCGGAGATCACGGACGCCTACGCCCGGCTCGGCTCGTCGGCGGCCTGCGCGGTGCGCTCGAGCGCCACGGCGGAGGACCTGCCGGGCGCGTCCTTCGCGGGCCAGCACGACTCGTACCTGAACGTCGTCGGCGCGGCCGCGATCCTCGAGCACGTCCGGCGGTGCTGGGCCTCGCTGTTCGCCGAGCGCGCGGTGAGCTACCGGCAGCACAACGGCTTCGACCACCGCACGGTGCAGATGGCCGTGGTCGTCCAGCACATGGTCGTCCCCACCGCCTCGGGCGTCCTGTT